GGTCGCGTACCGGCCTTGGTAGCTTTCCGCTAATCCGTCCGCAAGGTCAACAATTTTTGGGTAAAACTTGCCCAATGCCTTGTGAACGCTGTACTCTTTTGTCTGCAAATGCTGAAAATGCGTGATTGTTCCCGCATGGAATAAGGTCGCAACAAATTGTGAAACTTCTTCGTTCATGTTGGCACTATATCAAAAATTTGGGGAAAATGCATTGGATATTTCAGAAATTGGTACTTTTTCAGGCCATTTACGGGTTGTCAATAAAAGTAAAACCGTTCTTTGATGTGCTTTAAACCATAAATCTTGCCGTTCTTCCTTGTCCATGTCCGCGCCCTGGTCTAGGGCGGCGTGGCAAGTAAAACACAGGCTGGCAACCAGGTTATCGTCAGCTTTGACCGCTTTTCCTTTGCCGCCGCCCCAATTTATGTGCGCCGCGCACACCGTCCCATCTTCCGCGCCGCAATGCTGGCAAGCTATTGTCCGACAGGCTTCAAGCAACGCCTTAGACCGGACATATTTATGTTTCGGGAATTGCACGGAACTTTACCCCTTGTTGTGTCCCAAATGCCGTTGATAGTTCTATCATTTCGGTCATTTCGGCTACGGTCATTTTGCTCGTTCTAGCGCCAAGGACAACAAACCCGCCCTCGATGCCTGGCACAACCTTTTGTTGTTTAAGAGCAGCGGTCAATACATCTTTCCATTCTTCCTTGTGCAATTTGTTGCCGTACCAATCTACTTGTTCGGCAATATCTGTCAAGTTTGCCCACATTAAGCGGTTTTGTTCGTTACTTCGCATGGCATCACATCAATTTGGAAATTTGTTAATTGGACTTTTTCAATTTCTACGTCATATAGCGTTGTAAATGTCTTGTCTTTGTAGCGCCATGTCCTACTATCCCTTAACACCGGCAGTATGGGAATGGCATAGCCAGCTTCATAAACTTCTTGTGAACTTTTAAAATGTTTCATAAAATTACCCTCAAAGCGTTTAAAGCGGCTTCCGGCCCGTCAACCCGTGCCAGCGTACCGCCCGTCCAATTTGCAAAAAAAGCGTGTTGTCGGGCCGTTAAAGGCTTTTTAGGTCCGGTTTTAACTTCCATCAACATAGTGTGTCCTTTGTAACCAACCAAAAGGTCAACCGGAAGGCCAATAATCCAAACATAAGCGCCAGCGGCCCGTAGCGCAATGATTACTTGGTCTTGATTGCTATCCACTCTTGCTGCTCTACGCATTTAGGATTCTCCATGCAGTTGCTGCCACGATTGGAATTTGTCCATTTCCAAGGGCTTCAGACTGGCCCACCCATCCGGCCAGCCCATCACCCAATAAATCCATTCCGCGCTTGGAATTTTCCCATGATGGACAGTCATCCAATATGCGATTGAATTCCTGTGCATCCCATACGTTGCCTTTAAAACCGATTCCTTGCGAAAAGTTAGAAATTTGAATCCGTCTGTTTTTAATGGTGTTGGATGCGACAATCCAAATTCTGTTTCTTGAATGTGATGCGCCAAATTCTTTGCCTCCCAACACTCCCCATTTCGCATCAAACCCCATGCTGGCCAAGTCTCCGAGAACTCGTCCAAGTCCCCTAGAAGTGAGTCTTGGTGAGTTTTCCACAAACACAAATCGGGGTTGTATTTCGCCAATGATGCGTGCCATTTCTCGCCACATTCCGCTTCGTTCTCCATCAATTCCTGCCCCCCCCCCCGCGGAACTAATGTCTTGGCACGGAAATCCGCCAGATACAACGTCAACAATTCCGTTCCAAGGTTTTCCGTCAAAGGTTTGTACGTCATCCCAAATTGGGAATGGCGGGAGAAATCCGTCATTTTGTCGGGCGCACAGTACGCTTGCTGGGTAGGATTCCCATTCAACGGCGCAGACTGTTCGCCATCCAAGGAGTTTTCCCCCAAGTATTCCTCCACCAGCGCCTGCGAATAAAGCCAGCTCATTTAATTGCTCCATGCTTCATTTTCTCCATACACGTCATCGGTAATTTTTAACGCACGCTTTGCCATACCAACAACGGCAATTGGTTTTTTAATTCCAGCTTCAACATCACTCATAATTTTTTTTGCCCACCATTTTTTGTCGTGGATGTTGTCTCGTTCTTCTTGTGTCAGGCTTCTTCTTTCAGAACGAACAGGATATTGTCCCCATTGGTGCAATGAACACATGGGTTTACCAAGGTTTACGCTCCATCGCGCACCGCAACCAGGGATTGCACAAAGCAATTCCCGATTGTCATCTTGTTCAACAGGTTTCTTAAACTTAGTTATTGCCATGATATTTACCCTCTACGATTTTTGCAAAATTGCTTGGTCTAACAATCCACTCAAGGTCAGCAGTAAACGCCCGTCCGTCTTTGCTATTCACTTTGCCCGTTAAAAACTTAGATTTATCAATGTGCTGGAAAAATTCCCCCCACCATCCCAAAACATCCTTTGCCGTAATTTCACCTTCTTGGGCTAACTCAGAAGCCACTTCCCTCCATCTTTGCCGTAAATATCCAGCCCGCTGGTCGTTCCAAACCTCAATGCGCCGCATGGTAGGCAAATGTTCGTGATAAAGATCAATGACTGCTTGGTGATTGCATCTTGGCAACTTTTTACCTTTTTTGTCCGCAAGTTCGCCGTCAGGCGGACATATAGGTACGTTAGTACCTATTAAATTACTTGAAGATGAAGATGAAGATGAAGGTGAAGGTGAAGGTGAAGAGCTATCTGTCAAGCATTGCTCAAGCATTGCTCCAACTATGCTTGGACTATCCTTTTTACCCCATCTAGCCTGTGCGCCAGCCTTGCCACGCTCTATGTTGGCTTTTTTGTTGTGGTTGGCCTTTTCCATTTCAGACTCAACCCTGCTTTGAATCCATTGCTTTTCTGATACTTCAAAGAATGGCTCAAGCATAGTTCGAGCATTACTCCAAGCATCGGGCGATAACTTGGTGATCTGAGCTAAAACTGCATTATTGTTTGGGGGAGCGCCGTTTTTCCAGTAGTCCATAAGCAGCAGTAGGTAAGCCCCATGCTGCTCTGTAGTCAATCGGGAAGTAGCGGAAAGATAGTCTGCCACGTATAGCGGCATCCAAATATCAACTTTATTAGCCATTTCAACCTCACATCGTCGGTTCGCATCACTGAAAAGAAGCATCGGCAGGACGGTGATGAATCGTCTTTTCCCCCGCTAAAGGTAGCCGTGCCCTAACTTTATACCACTTTCCTAGCTTCGGCAATCTGTTTCTTGAACCGATACCGCAGCACTTGCTCCCAGGCTTTGGGTGTGCCGCGCCGCCGCCAGTTGCTAACTACCGATTGCTTTACGTCAAGAAGGTAAGCCAATCGGCCTGTGCCGCCAGCAGCAATTATTGCTATTTCTAGGATGTTCATCCACCGACTATATCACATCTGTGAACGGGTCTATTAGGGAAAGCCCTAGTACAAATAAATGAAAAAAAGTTAAAAAAGGGCTTGTGGGCTTCACATTTGTGATATTATTCTTCCATGCCGCAACATCCCGTAGCGGTCTTTTTAGGAGTAAACATGAGAAACATACACGTTCTACTAACAGAATTCCGCGAAGCACTATTGCGCGGTTTTATCCCACCCTTGGAAATGGCAAAGTTGCTTAACGACATGAACTGGTCGTTAGTAAAAAACTTTTCCGACATCCACACTGGCTTGTCCGACAACCTGGATGACGTTAGCGACAACCTTTGGACATCAATTCAACAATTTGGGAGTCATGATGAATAAAAAACTTGCAAATATTTCGCTTGCCGTGTTTATCGGCATTTCTTTGGCTTGGGTACTTGTTTACGGATGGACACTATGAAAAACATTGCAACAGCACTTGTCAAGGCCCAGCGCGGCTTTGCACCGGCTTTAAAGACTTCTACAAACCCTCATTTCCGCAGCAAGTACGTTGACCTTGCCGGATGCGTGGAGGCCGTTGTAGATAGCCTAAACGCCGCAGGGATAGCCCTTATCCAACGCACTAGCCAGGACGATACAGGCGTAACCGTAGAAACGGTGTTTGTCCACGAATCAGGCGAGATGCTGGAGTGCGGCAAGCTGCACGTTCCTGCCGCCAAGCAAGACCCGCAGGGGTACGGTTCGGCGCTGACATACGCCCGTAGGTACAGCCTAATGGCGGCTTGCGGTATTGCACCGGAAGATGATGATGGTAACGCAGCCAGCCGCAAGCGTGAGGTTGTTGAAAAGTCAGAACCAAACGTAAGGTTTATTGAGGAGCAATTAGGCGTTATGGCTGCCTGTAAAACAGTAGACGAATTAAAACTTGCTTACACCGGCGCTTACGCTTGTTGTGATGGCGACCAGGCGTGGCAAGCAAAAGTTATTGCAGTTAAAAACAAACGTTTTAAGGAGATTACAAATGCTTGAATTACCTAACACTTGGCCTGGCCTAATGGAACAAGGCACGGATTCATGGTTTAACGCCCGTATTGGCAAGGTAACCGCTAGTAAGGTTGCCGATCTAATGGCAAAGACCAAAAGCGGATATAGCACCAGCCGCGATAACTACATGGCCCAACTGGTTTGTGAACGTCTTACCCAAACCAAAGCGGACGGGTTTACCAACGCCGCAATGGAATGGGGAACGGAACAAGAACCATTTGCACGGGCGGCGTATGAGGCCAAAACCGGCGTGATGGTTGAAGAAGTAGGATTTGTACCCCACCCACTAATTGAGTGGGCTGGCGCTTCACCTGATGGCCTTGTCGGGGCCGATGGCCTAGTGGAAATCAAATGCCCTAACACGGCGACCATGATTGATACGCTATTGACCGGCAAAGTGCCTAGCAAGTACAACACGCAAATGCAATTCCAAATGGCTTGCACGGGCCGCGCCTGGTGCGACTATGTTGTGTTTGACCCAAGAATGCCCGCAAAGGCGCAACTATTTGTTAAACAAGTTGAACGCGACAACGTGTTTATCAAAGAAATGGAAGCGGAAATTGTTAATTTCTTAGCTGAAGTAAACGTGCAAATTCAACAACTTAACGCAATCATTGAAAGTAATTAATTATGTCCAAAATTCTTAAAGAAATCACCGTTATTAATGGTCAATACACCAATGGCAAAGGCGAAAAAAAGAACCGCTACACCCGTATTGGAAGCATCATTGACACCAAAAACGGCGATATGCTAAAACTAGACGTAACCCCGCTAATAGATGGCGGCTGGAATGGTTGGGCATACATCAATGAACCGCGACCAAAGGATAACTTTCAAGGATTGCCAAAAGATGATTTTGATTCTGTACCTTTTTAGGAGGCAACATGGAACACTATCGCGCTAGAAACACTGACCCAATAACCAGTTGGGAAGCGGCTGGGTCTGCAAAAGACCTTGCCAAAGCCCATGCAGCATTGATTCTTAAAACATTGCAGGAGCAAGGCCCGTTAGGAAAAGACGGGATTGCTTTCTTTGCGGTGATGGACGGACACCAGGTAGCTAGGCGCTTGCCCGAAATGGAGCGTAACAATCTAGTTGGGTTAACAGGTAAGACTGTCAAATCTTATGCTAAACGTGCGGAAAGGGAATGGTATGCGATTTTTTAAATTTCAGGATTACTACCGCGACTTAACGCCAGCAGAGGTCATCACCCGCGAACTGGCGCAAGCCCATTTAGACCGTCTTGAGGCAGAGGCGGCGTGTGAGTACGCCCAAGCGGTGCTTGACATGAATATGACCCGTATAGAGCGTCTGAACACACGTTTAGGAGAGTACAAATGAGAGTGCTGCGCCGCCACGGCACCGATGCGAAGTGGAGCGCCAAGCTGGTGGAGAAATACGACTTAGACGACAAGCACCACAAACAAGCAATTTGTAATTTGATTTATGACTTACATGACCTAGCAGTAGTGCGGCAGTATTACATTGACCGCAACACTTTTCTGGTTTTATATGACAAACACATAGGAGAATACAAATGAACTGCTGTAATGCAAATAATGAATGCACACAAGGGCGTGACTGCCCTATACGCAAGCAACGCGCACAAGAGGCCAATGATGCGTTTATGAGCAGAGGAAGTTGGGGAAGGGTTACTGACCCCTACAACGATGTTACTGAAACGTTCAAGGCGCTGATTGTTGTAATCGCTGTGACCGCGACTGTTACGCTGTTTGCTTTTTTGGTTTGGGGGAAGTGATGACTGGATTTAAATCAAAGAAGGCAGCGGCGCAAAAAAAGCTAAAACAATGGGACACACCCAGCGAAGCGTTCAATGCATGGTGGAACGATGATTACAACGACAGCACCAACCCATTTACGGTAGACACTTTTGGTTATTGGGCATGGGCAGGATGGCAAGCAGCACAGCCAGCGCAGGAGCCTAAGCCGAGTAAATCCTAGTTCCTTTGGCATCAATAATTAGCGTTTGACCCCTTGGCTTGCCCTTGGGGTCATTCGGGATGCTAACGTGAGTCCAGCGATCAAACTCGCGTATTAGTTGGTCGTATGCTAACCCCGCCGCCATGATTGCTTTGACCACTTGGTCGGGGGTCATGCCAGGAACGCGAAGGTCGGCGGCGCAACCTACTCGATGCTGGCTTGTATCTTTGCTACCTACCGCATCGTTTACTTCTTTGCATCGAAACGCTGAGTTAACCATGACCGGCTTGCCACCCAACGCAACTTTAACTTGTTCCAAAAAGTTTGCAAGGCGTATAAGATTTGTTCTTTCACTAGGACTAGGTTCATTCTTAAACTCCCGATGATCGGTTATGGTTAATTCTTCAAGCGTGAAATTAGGACTAAGATTCATTTTG